TTGTTCACGACCACGCGCTTGACTTCGACGCCGCACGCGCTGAGATCGGGCGCCGAATGGCTCGCCTGCGCGCCGCGCGAGGTTCAGGAGAAGTTCCTGAATGAACTGAGCGAAGAGGCGCTGCTGGCGTTGCCATGGATGTTCGAGTTCTGGGCGATGGAGCATCAGCTGCCGCCCGAGGGCGACTGGCGCACATGGGTGATCATGGGCGGGCGCGGCGCGGGAAAGACGCGCGCCGGAGCCGAATGGGTGCGCGCCGAGGTCGAGGGCGCGCGGCCGCTTGATCCGGGGCGTTCGCGCCGAGTGGCGCTGATTGGCGAAACCCTCGATCAGGTGCGCGACGTGATGATTTTCGGCGACAGCGGCATCATGGCCTGCTCTCCCCCCGACCGGCGCCCCGAATGGCAGGCCACCCGCCGCCGGCTGGTGTGGCCGAACGGTGCCGAGGCGCAGGTTTTTTCGGCTCATGAGCCCGAAAGCCTGCGAGGGCCGCAGTTCGATGCCGCCTGGGTGGACGAACTGGCCAAGTGGAAGAAGGCCGAAGAAGCCTGGGACATGCTGCAGTTCGCCCTGCGTCTGGGCACCCATCCGCGCCAGTGCGTGACGACCACGCCCCGCAATGTAGCGGTTCTGAAAGGAATTCTCTCAAATCCCAGCACGGTGGTGACGCGCGCCCCCACCGAGGCCAATCGGGCCTGGCTGGCAGCCAGTTTTCTTGAGGAAATGCGGGCGCGCTATGGCGGCACGCGTCTGGGGCGGCAGGAGCTTGAGGGCGAGTTGCTGGAGGATGCCGAGGGCGCGCTGTGGACATCGGCGATGCTTGAGGGTCTGCGCCGGGAGGATGCGGGCGCGCTAAGCCGGGTGGTGGTGGCGGTTGACCCGCCTGTGACCGGTCACAAGGGCAGTGACGAATGTGGTATCGTGGTGGTGGGTGTACGGGCCGAGGGTGATCCGGGGGACTGGTGCGCAGTGGTGCTGGAGGATGCCAGCCTTTCCGCTGCTTCGCCCCAGGAGTGGGCCAGAGCGGCCATTGCCGCCATGGAACGCCACGGCGCCGAGAGGCTGGTGGCGGAAGTCAACCAGGGCGGGGACCTGGTGGAAAGCGTGATTCGGCAGGTGGACCGTCTGGTGCCGTTCAAGGCGGTGCGTGCCGCGCGCGGCAAGACGGCCCGGGCCGAGCCGGTGGCGGCCCTTTACGAGCAGGGGCGGGTATATCATCTGCGCGGCCTTGGCCGGCTTGAGGATCAGATGTGCCGGATGACGGTGCAGGGCTATGAGGGCAAGGGCAGCCCCGACCGGGTGGATGCGCTGGTGTGGGCGCTGCACGAACTGATGATCGAACCGGCCCGGAAATGGCGCCGCCCGCGGGTGCGGCTGCTTTAGGAGCGGTGTTGAAACGGGCGCCGGTGCCCGGGCTTCGGCCGGTGGCGAGGGCAGGTGCCTCTGCCGGGGATATTTTCAGACCAGTGATGAAAGGATGCCGGGCCTTTGGCCGCGGCCGGAGAACCTGCGGCCGGCGGGCGCGCGAAACGAGATGAGGAGCTTTCCAGATGGTATTTCGATTTCTGAAGCGTGGCGCAGAACAGGCGCCCGGGCAGAAGGCTTCGGCGGCGGGCCGGGTAATGGCCTGGGGCGGGGCCGGGCGGGTGGCGTGGTCGCCCCGCGATGCGGTTTCGCTGACCAAGAACGGGTTTCTCGGCAACCCGATCGGGTTTCGCGCGGTGAAGCTGATTGCCGAGGCGGCGGCCGCCTTGCCGCTGGTGCTGCAGGATCGGGAGCGGCGCTATGAAGCGCATCCGCTGAGCGATCTGATGCGCCGCCCCAATCCGGCCCAGGGGCGGGCCGAGTTGCTGGAGGCGCTTTATGGTCAGTTGCTGCTGACGGGAAATGCCTATGTGGAAGCGGTGGCCGCGGGGCTGCCGGGAGAAATGCCGCAGGAGCTTTACGTTCTGAGAAGCGACCGCATGCGCCTGGTGCCCGGTTCCGACGGCTGGCCGGTGGCCTATGAATACAGCGTGGGCGGGCGCAAGCACCGTTTCGACATGACGGGAGAGATGCCGCCGATCTGCCATGTGAGAAGCTTCCATCCGCAGGACGATCACTATGGTTTCACGCCGATGCGTGCCGCCGCCGGCGCGGTTGACGTGCACAATGCGGCGAGCCGATGGAGCAAGGCGCTGCTTGACAATGCGGCACGGCCTTCGGGGGCCATTGTCTATCGCGGTTCTGACGGCAATGCGACGCTGACTCAGGAGCAGTATGACCGCCTGCTTGACGAGATGGTGAGCCAGCACCAGGGCGCGGCCAATGCGGGGCGGCCGATGTTGCTGGAAGGGGGGCTTGACTGGAAGCCCATGGGCTTTTCCCCTTCGGACATGGAATTTCAGAAAACCAAGGAGGCAGCCGCGCGCGAGATCGCGGTGGCCTTCGGGGTGCCGCCGATGCTGCTGGGTATTCCGGGCGATGCGACTTACGCCAATTACCAGGAAGCCAACCGCGCCTTCTATCGTCTGACCGTGCTGCCACTGGCACAACGGGTGCTGGCATCGCTTTCCGAGTGGCTGGCGCGCTACAGCGGCGAGCCGGTCGGTCTGCGCCCCGATCTTGATCAGGTGCCGGCGCTGGCGGCCGAGCGCGATCAGCAGTGGCGGCGCATCAGCGCGGCGGATTTCCTGACTGATGCCGAAAAGCGCATGCTTCTGGGCCTGCCGAAATTCGCGGAGGAGGAATGAGCGGCGGGGAACGCTCGTCCGGCTCGGGTTCGCGCTTTCTTTACGACAGTTTCGACGTGGCCACGGCGCGCATCGAGGCCAACGAGCGTCTGGCGCAGCTGCAGTTCGACGCGCTGGACGAGCGGCTGAAGCGCATCGAGGCGATGATCGAACGGCTGGAGCGGCGGCTGTGGCTGGCGGTTTACGGCGTGGTCGGGGTGATCCTGGCCCAGGGTGTGGCGGGCCTGATCGAAGCGGCTCCGAAATGAGGGATATGCAATGATGACGATGCAGGAAAATGTTGCCGGGCTCGAACACAAATTCTGCCGGCTCGGCGACCAGGTGAAGATTACCGATGGAACGGGGATCGAGGGCTATGCCTCGCTTTTCGGGGTTCCCGATCAGGGTGGTGACATCGTGGAACCGGGGGCCTATCGGGCATCGCTGAAGGCGCTGCGCGAAAGCGGCCGGCGGGTGAAGATGCTCTGGCAGCACGACCCCGCCCAGCCGATCGGCATCTGGGACGAGGTGCGCGAAACCGAGCGCGGCCTTTACGTGAAGGGGCGCATCCTGACCGATGTGGAGCGGGGCCGCGAGGCAGCGGCACTGATCGGGGCGGGCGCCATCGACGGGCTTTCGATCGGTTATCGCACGAAGAAGGCACACAAGGATGGCAAGGGCCGGCGGCTCTTGGCAGAGCTGGAGCTCTGGGAGGTGTCGCTTGTCACCTTTCCGATGCTCCCCCAAGCGCGGGTAGGCGCCAAGGGGGATACCCCCGAGGTCGAAGCCCTGCGTGAACTGGCCGGGGTTTTCGAAACCGCGCGCCGCATGCTGGCCCGCGATTGAGCCAGTGATCCGAACCTCACAGGAACAGGACGATCCATGAGCAAGACCGAGACCAAGTCCAGGGGGCGGGGCTACCTGCCCGATGGTGCTTCGCCGGCCACTGAGGTGAAAGCCGCGATGGCCGGTTTCCTGAGCGAATTCAAGAGCTTTCAGGATGACATCAAGACCAGACTTCAGAAACAGGAAGAACGCATGACCATGATGGAACGCAAGAATTTCGCCCCCAAGCGCCCGGTTCTTTCGGCCGCGGCCGAAGGGGAAACCCCGCATCAGAAGGCCTTTCAGGCCTATCTGCGCACCGGCGATGACGAGGCCCTGCGCGGGCTTGAACTGGAGGGCAAGGCGCTTTCCACGGCCGTGGCGGCCGATGGCGGCTACCTGGTGGATCCCGAAACCGCGGCCAGCATTCAGTCGGTGCTGTCGTCCACCGCCAGCCTGCGCTCGGTGGCCAATGTGGTGAATGTCGAGGCCACATCCTATGATGTGCTGATCGATCATACCGACGTGGGCGCCGGCTGGGCCAGCGAAACGGCTGCCACCGCCGAAACCGCCACGCCGCAGATCGATCGCATCACCATTCCGCTTCACGAGCTTTCGGCTCTGCCCAAGGCCAGTCAGCGGCTGCTTGACGACAGTGCCTTCGACATCGAGGGCTGGCTGGCCAGACGGATTGCCGACAAGTTTGCCCGCGCCGAGGCCGCAGCCTTCATCAATGGCGACGGGGTGGACAAGCCGCGTGGCTTCCTCAGCCATCCGGCGGTGGACGATGCCGCCTGGAGCTGGACCAACATCGGTTATATCGCCACCGGCGTTGACGGCGATTTCGACAGCACCAAACCTTCGGATGCGATCGTTGATCTGGTTTATGCGCTGGGTGCCGAATACCGTGCCAACGCGACCTTCATCATGAATTCGAAAACCGCCGGTGCGGTGCGCAAGATGAAGGATGCCGATGGCCGCTTCCTGTGGTCTGACGGTCTGGCCGCCGGCGAGCCTGCACGCCTGATGGGCTATCCGGTGCTGATCGCCGAAGACATGCCCGACATCGCCTCGGGCGCGACCGCCATCGCCTTTGGCGATTTTGCAGCCGGCTATACGGTGGCCGAGCGCCCGGATCTGCGCATTCTGCGCGACCCCTTCTCGGCCAAGCCGCACGTGTTGTTCTATGCCACCAAGCGGGTGGGCGGCGATGTCAGCGATTTCGCGGCGATCAAGCTGCTGAAATTCTCGGTCAGCTGAGGCTGAGCGGGAAGGCCCCGGCCCGGGTGGCCGGGGCGGAATGCTTCGGTTCCGGTGGGGCCGGGGCAGGCGGGTGCGCGCCGGGGTTGCCGGGTTGTCCAGCTGCTCCCTCCGTCCGAGCAATGCGGCAGGGCGCGCGCCCGTTCCCTCGGATGCCGGCGGTTCGCCCCGCGCGCCGGGATCCGGCATGGCAACGGATATTTTCGGAGAACACACATGATTCTGACCGAGCAGACCACGGTGCCGGCGGCGGCGCTGCCGATACCCGAATTCAAGGAACACCTGCGGCTGGGCACCGGGTTTGCCGATGACGGGGTGCAGGACAGCCTTCTGGAGGCACTGCTGCGCGCGGCCATTGCCCAGATCGAGAGCCGCACCGGCAAGGTGACGATTGCCCGCAGCTTCCTGTGGCGGATCGGGGTATGGCGCGATCTTGCTTCTCAGGCCCTGCCGGTGGCGCCGGTGGGCGCAGTGAGCGCATTCAATATCGTTGATCGCGACGGCGCCCCCACGCTGATCGATCCGGCGCGTTATCTTCTGGTGCCCGATACGCACCGGCCGCGGATCGAGGCCACCGGCGCCTGCCTGCCCTCGATCCCCGCCGGCGGACATGCGGAGATTGCCTTTGATGCGGGCTTCGGCCCGGACTGGGGCGCGTTGCCCGCAGATCTTGGCCAGGCGATCCTGATGCTGGCGGCGCATCATTACGAGCATCGCCATGCGACAGGGCCGAAGGTGGAAGCCGAGATGCCCTTTGGCGTCAGCAGCCTGATCGAACGCTATCGCACCGTGCGGATCCTTGGCGGAGGTTCGGCATGAGGCAGGAACCCCGACTGAATCGCAAGCTGGTGCTTGAAGAAACCGTGCGCACCCCCGACGGGGCCGGTGGCTGGAACGAGACCTGGGTGGCGCTTGGCATTCACTGGGCCGAAATGCAGGCGCGCACCGGCAACGAGAAGGGCGATGACGTTCAGGTGCTTTCGGGAGCGAACTATCGCTTCATCCTGCGCGCCATGCCTTACGGTGCTCCTTCGCGTCCGCGCCCCGAACAGCGCTTTCGCGCCGGGGCGCGGCTGTTCCGCATTCTGGCGGTCAGCGATCACGATCCTGCGGGCCGCTACATCGCCTGCCATGTACGCGAGGAGGTGGTGACATGAGCTATGGCGTATCGGCGGCGCTGCAGGCGGCTGTCTATCAGCACCTTGCGAATGATGCGTCGGTCACCGCGCTGGTGGGCAGCAACATTCATGATGATGTGCCCCCCGGCCCATTGTCCGGCACTTTCGTGAGCCTTGGAATCGAAGACGTGCGTGACCGCTCCGACAAGACGGCCCGCGGCGCGCTGCACATCCTGACGGTAAGTGTGATCACCGATGCCGCGGGGTTTCGCACCGCCAAGGAAATTGCAGTGGCGATCAGCGATTCCCTTTCGGATGCGGCGCTTGCGCTTGGCCGGGGCAGCCTTGTCTATATCCGCTTCGATCGCGCCCGTGCCCGGCGCCTGGGCAACAGCGACACCAGGCGCATCGATCTTCGCTTCCACGCCCGTGTGGATGACACCTGACCCTTACCAGATTGGAGAACACTCATGGTTGCCCAGAAAGGCAAAGATCTGCTCATCAAGCTCGACATCACCGGTTCGGGCAGTTTTACCACCATCGCCGGCCTGCGCGCCACCCGTATCAGCTTCAATGCCGAAAGCGTGGACGTGACCAGCCTTGAAAGTCAGGGGGGCTGGCGCGAACTGCTGGGCGGGGCAGGCGTGAAATCGGCCACCATCTCGGGCAGCGGCGTATTCCGGGATGATGCTACCGACGAGCGGGCCCGCCAGATATTCTTTGATGGAGAAACCCCGGATTTCCAGGTGATCATCCCCGATTTCGGTGTGGTTGAGGGGCCGTTCCAGATTACCGCCATCGAATATGCCGGCAATCACGATGGCGAGGCGACCTATGAGATCAGCCTTGCCTCGGCCGGGGCGCTTACCTTTACCCCGGTGCCGTGATGGCAGAGGACGGAGCCAATCCCTGGGCGGGCGAAGTGCGCCTTGTACTGGATGGCCGGGCCTATCGCTGCAAGCTGACCCTGGGCGCACTGGCCGAACTGGAAGCCGCCCTTGACAGCGGCACGCTGGTGGAACTGGTGACGCGCTTCGAAGAGGGGCGCTTCACTTCCCGCGACGTGCTGGCACTGGTCGTGGCGGGTCTGCGTGGCGGGGGCTGGGAAGGGGAGGCATGCGATCTGGTGACGGCCGAGATCGAGGGCGGCCCGCTTGAGGCCGCGCGAGTGGCGGCCCGGCTTCTGACGCGTGCCTTCGCGGTTGGGGGGGAAACGCAATGAATCGCCCCTGTGCCCCGGATAGCGGAAGTCCCTTCCCTTCGGGGCTGGACTGGTCGGCCATGCTGCGTACCGCCCTTCAGGGGCTCGGGCTGCGCCCCGAAGAATTCTGGCGTCTGACCCCGGCCGAATTCCTGCTGCTGCTGGGGCAGGGCGATGGCGAAGAGGGCGTTGCGCCGATGGGGCGGCGGCGGCTTGACGAACTGCTGCGCGCCTTTCCCGACCACAGGCAACAATCACCGGAGTAGAAGACGATGGCACTGGAACCGGACGATCTGGCCGATCTGGAAGAACAGCTTGCGGCGCTTGAGGGAACGATGGGCGGAGCAAGCGCCATGGCCGCAGCCTTCGAGGGCGAGCTTGCGCGCATGCGTGATGCGCTCGGCACCACGGGGCGCAGCGTGGACACCATGGCGCGTGGCATGAGCCGCGGCCTGAAACGCGCCTTCGACGGCATCGTTCTGGATGGCATGAAGCTTTCGGATGCGCTTGATACGATCGCCAGGTCGATGGTCAACACGGCCTATAATGCGGCCATTCGCCCGGTTGCCAACCATTTCGGCGGGCTGATCGCGGGCGGGGTTGACAGCCTTGTGCAGGGGCTTCTGCCCTTTGCCAGGGGCGGTGCGATCAGCCAGGGGCGGGTGATGCCCTTTGCCCGCGGCGGTATCGTGAGCGCCCCCACGGCCTTTGCGCTGCGCGGGGGCACGGGCCTGATGGGCGAGGCCGGCCCCGAAGCGATCATGCCGCTTGCCCGCGGTCCCGACGGGCGCCTTGGCGTGCAGGCGGCCGGCGCCGCCGCGCGCCCTGTGACGGTGGTGATGAACATTTCCACACCCGATATCGAGGGCTTTCGCCGCAGCGAAAGCCAGATCGCCGCGCAGATGAGCCGCATTCTGGCCCGCGGCCAGCGCAACCGATGAGTGATGACATGAGGAGGCAAGGCCGATGGGTTTTCACGAAGTGAGATTCCCCGCCAATCTGAGCTTCGGCTCGCTCGGTGGCCCCGAGCGGCGCACCGAGGTGGTGACGCTGGCCAACGGGTTCGAGGAGCGCAACAGCCCCTGGGCCCATTCGCGCCGCCGCTACAACGCCGGCATGGGTCTGCGCTCGCTTGACGACATCGCGGCTCTGGTGGCCTTCTTCGAGGCCCGTCAGGGGCAGATGTTCGGTTTTCGCTGGAAGGACTGGTCGGACTACAAGTCCTGCAAGCCCTCGGAACAGGTTCATTTCCAGGATCAGCACATCGCCACCGGCGACGGCACCAGCACCGGTTTCCGGTTGCGCAAGCACTATGCCTCGGGCAGCGCGGCCTACGTGCGCCCGATCACCAAGCCGGTGGCGGGCACGGTGCGGATCGGCGTGGCGGGCACCGAGCTGCAGGAAGCGGTGCATTACACGGTGGATACCGCCACCGGCATCGTCAGCTTTGCCAGCCCCCCCGATGTGGGTGCCGAGATCACCGCGGGTTTCGAATTCGATGTGCCGGTGCGTTTCGATACCGACAGCATCCAGACATCGGTGGCCAGTTTCCAGGCCGGGGAAGTGCCCGATGTTCCGGTGGTGGAGGTGCGGGTCTGATGGCGTTTTCTCCTGAATTCGAAGCCCATCTCGAAAGCGGTATCACCACGCTGGCCCGGGCATGGGCCGTGGAACGCCGTGATGGCACCGTCCTTGGCTTTACCGATCATGATCGCGACCTTTCCTTCGAGGGCATAACCTTTCGGGCCGATACCGGCCTGACTGCCCGGGCCCTGGTGCAGACCACAGGCCTTGCGGTGGACAACAGCGAGACGCTGGGGGTGCTTTCGGATGCAGCGGTGACCGAGGATGACATTGCCGCCGGCCGGTTCGATGGCGCCATCGTGCGTGCCTGGCTGGTGAACTGGCAGGATGTGAGCCAGCGCGTGTTGCGCTTTACCGGCACGATCGGCGAGATCCGCCGCAAGGCGGGGGCCTTCGAGGCCGAGTTGCGCGGCCTTGCCGAGGCGCTGAACCAGCCCCAGGGGCGGATCTACCAGAAGCCCTGCACCGCGGTGCTGGGCGATGCCGATTGCCGATTTGACCTTTCCGCCCCCGGCTATCGCGCCGATCTGCCGGCTGAAGATGTGGAGGATGCGAGGCTTTTCCGTTTCTCCGCGCTTTCGGGTTTTGACGAGCGCTGGTTCGAGCGTGGCCGCCTTTCGGTGCTTTCCGGTGCCGGTGCCGGATTGTCCGGGTTGATCAAGAATGACCGGCTGACGAATGACGGCCGCGAGATCGAGTTGTGGGAGGTGTTGCGCCTTCCGGTGCAGGCAGGCGACCTGCTGCGTCTCGAGGCCGGTTGCGACAAGCGCCCTGAAACCTGCCGCCTGAAGTTTCAGAACTTCCTGAACTTCCGGGGTTTTCCGCATATTCCCGGGGATGACTGGCTGATGAGCTATCCCGCCCGGGGGGGTATCAATGACGGGGGGAGTCTGAAGGGATGAGCAGGACCGGTGTGCGCGTGCTGGCCGAAGCAAGGGCCTGGATCGGCACGCCCTATCGCCATCAGGCCTCGGCCCGGGGTGCGGGTTGCGATTGTCTGGGGCTGTTGCGCGGGGTGTGGCGTGCGTTTCATGGCTGCGAGCCCGAGCCCGTGCCGCCCTATACGCCCGACTGGAGCGAGCCTGAAGGAGCAGAACGTCTGTGGCAGGCGGCCCTGCGTCACCTTGATGCGAAACCGCTGGAAGCGGCCGCGCCGGGCGATGTCCTGCTCTTTCGGATGCGTGCGGGCGGTGTGGCCAAGCACCTGGGAATTCAGGGAAGAATTTCCCCCGAGCCCAGTTTCGTCCACGCCTATTCGGGGCATGGGGTGCTGGAAAGCCCCCTCAGCGCCCCCTGGCAGCGCCGGATCGTGGCGCGGTTTCAATTTCCCGGGGAGGGATCCTGA